TACCTGCAAAACCCAAATCCACATAACCTTGGGTGTCATCACTGTCTGGACCTTGTGCTGCATAGTCAGAACTACCTGTTACGTCAGCATTAACCAGTACTGTTTGAATAAATTGAGCATTTGAATTTGTTGCAACCAGCACAGGAGCAGTTAATGGGATAACGTTAGATCCCGGACCAATATTGATTCTAGTACCTAGCATATTAATATTGCCCGGAGCAGTAAAGGTGCTACTATTGTCAAATATCCAAATATTATTATTTGCTGATACACTTACATTTGTACTGAAAAATTGCATCATAGTATTACTATTAGGCCCAACAAATACGAGTCCATGCGATCCTATTTTGTTATTCAAGGTAACATTATTCCCATGTCCGGAACCTAAGGTAGTAATAACAAGATCACCTGCAGTAAGAGTAGGATTAACTGATGTATCCCAAGTTAAATTAGCATTACCACCAAACGATCCCGACTGATTGAACTGAATCTGGGTATTAGAGCCTCCCGGTGTACCGTTACCACCGCCACCTGTTTGAGCAGTCCAAGTTAGATTACCTGCGCCATCAGTCTGTAATACATATCCATTAATACCGCCAGAAACTTTAAGACGATTCACCGGTACAGTTAGATTTCCACTCACAGCTAGAGAGGTGAGGGTGCCAACTGAAGTGATATTAGGTTGTGCTGCATTCGTTACCGACTGGGCAAGCGTTGCTTGTGCAGCCTGAACAAAACTCGATCCGCCGGCTCCGGATAGAATAGCATTACCGATAATCTGTAAGTTTGCTTTATCAGTAGTAGGTGTTCCTGATAGATTAACTACAGGAAAAACACTATTAGCTGCTAAATTGGAACCAATATTGTTAAGACTGGTAATTTTAATACTATCGATCATTCTTTGCTATCCTATGATTTTATAATCTACCAACTACGACTTCAATCACACCTTCATCATGATCAAAATCTTCTAGTGCTTTTCCGATGACTTCACCCAAACGAGGCTGGTTACATGCTATCGCATATCCGTTTCCTGCACTGATCATCATATCACCCTTTGATATCGTACCTTGAACTTTACAAGGAACACGCCCTTGCAGTGCAACTGCGATAGGAATACCGGGACAAGTTTCATTCATCACAAATGCAGGATTAGTAGAAACAACTCCTGCAATTCGGGTAGTAGCAACATCAGCAAGTGTGATCTCTTTTTCACCACCGAATGCTACTACTGTACCGGGTGGATAAGGATAATCAGATTGATAATATTCTGCTAAGTCAGCATATGTAGCAGCTAATCTAGATCCTGTTGATAATGACCAATTTCCTGTGATAGTGCCTGCTGTAGTATTTGCTCCGGTGGTGATATTAGTCGTAGTCAACGCCCCTGATACAGTCAACGAAGTGAGAGTACCAACTGAAGTGATATTTGATTGCGCACTCGCAGTTACTGTGCCTGCAGTTCCGGCACTTACTGCATAAGTTGCATTTGCTACTGTTCCTGAAACATTAGAACCAACTACTGAGTTAGCTATTGTAGCATAATTAGCTAGATTGATTGTACCGCTGATATTTGCAGCAGCGACTGAGTTAGCAACTGCGGCATATGATACTTGTCCACTGACATTCGCACCGGCAACATTATTTGCTACGTTAGCATAACCTACTTGTCCACTGACATTCGCACCGGCAACATTATTTGCTACGTTAGCATAACCTACTTGTCCACTAATGTTAGAACCGGCTACTGAGTTAGCAACCGCAGCATAATTTACCTGACCACTGACATTAGAACCTGCTACACTGTTTGCGGTAGTTGCATATGAAACTGCACCTGATACATTACCGCCTTGGATGTTGCTGATATTTCCACCTTCACCCTGCAACTGTCCTGCTGCTACCTTACCAGATACATTCAATGAGCCAAGCGTACCCACGCTCGTGATGTTTGTCTGAGAGGCAGTCGTCAACGTACCGGATAGTGACGTAGCACCTATGATTCCCGAATTAGCATAGATATTTCCTAAGGTAGTGATATTAGAAGTAAATACACCTGTATATGCACCTATATTACCTACATTAGCATTACCGGTGATATTAGCAGTTCCGTTGATATTTGCACCGGCGGATGATATTACTACAACGTTAGATGTACCTGCTACTCCTATATTCACATTTCCACTAGAATTTACAAGTACATTACTAGTTCCATTAGTTATATAACTACCTGCTGCGGTTTGAATATTGGTTAATAGTCCACCATCACCTTGAAAGAAGTTAGCTTTTGCTAAATTACCAAGATTTGCATTTGCTGAAACAAGATTACCGGTAAGCGTAATAGCAGATGGTAGTTCTACATTGATATTACCTGAAGAATTGATTGGAGTATTAGAGACAGTTAAGGTGTTGCTTGTGACACCTACTGAAGTCACTGTTCCACTGCTCACGGCTGAAATCTGCACGATTCCATTTGGTGCAGAAATAGAAATACCTGACCCTGCAGTGATTCGTGTTACCCCGGTATTAGTAACTGTTATATTGCCGGATGTAGTGATAGGACTACCACCGACAGATATACCTGATCCTGCAGTCAACCCTATGCTAGTGACTGTTCCCACGCTAGTCGTATTAGCTGCCGCAGTGATTCTACCATATGAATCGATAGTGAGTGTAGGTGCAGTATAAGAACCAGCTACAACTCCGGTAGTTGCCAGATCGATTCCGATATTACCGGATGAAATAATAGGTGAATTGGTAACAACTACACGAGAATTTGATACAGGATTCAACCCTACACTCGTTACTGTTCCACCACCGTTGCCGTTTCCACCGCCACCTGTAGCTGAGATAGTCACATTACCGTTCGAATGATCAATCGTGATATTAGTACCGGCAATGATATTAGTAACACCGGTGTTTGTTATCGTTACCGTGCCTGTGTTAGCATTTGAATTTGTGCTGATGCCAGCAAGACCTACAAAATTAGTATAAGGACTTGCACATGTAAACAGCGTACTAAAGTTCTGTTGTGTTTTAGTAAACGCGGTGTATAAGGTGTCGCTGCCTATAGATTCATTAGGCAAACCAATGTTAATATTTTGTTGGCCGTTTATACTCATTTTTTATCCCTACTGATAGTATTTATCAATAAGGATAGTTTATTTGGGTTCCCAAATCATGTTTTTGGAATTACCGATCGGCTTAAATCCATGCTTTTTGTAGAATTTAATAAGCTTTGCCTGCGACACTACACCCTTATCCCAAGGGAAAAGAGTAAGGGCAATACCATGCTGTTGTGCTAAATCTTGAATCATCTTCATAGCAATAGAACCATATCCACCTCTTAATGGAGTGGCTTGGATCCATTTGATTTCTACTTTGTTCTGCGCTCTCGGTGTTAGCTCAAATTGCACGTAAGCTGCAATGTCTTTAGAACTTTCTTGTCCTCTAGGAATCAGGTTACCTTCATGATTCCAAAAGATATATAGGTTTGGACCCTCATTATAAAATGTAGATTTAGCATTTGCAACAAATTCTTTGGATTTCTCCGATGGACCAAAACCTCGAAGTTTGAGTATTTTTGGTTCAGATTCTTCTTCCGTTAAAAGTTCATTGATTCTCATGCTATCGACCTTTTTGGTATAATGGCTTAACTTCTTCAGTATATCCTAAGTCAATTATGACAGGTCTACCGTTATACTCTCCCCAGTTGTTGACGTTTCTTAAATCATCAAGCAATACTGTAGATGAAGTTACTAGCGTAGCTACTTCATTAGCATATTCCATGAATATATCGATTTCTTCTTCTGTGTAATCAGAATCATCTAATTCTTGTTTGATTTGTTTGAGGGTTGGCATGTGTCTACTTCTCTTGCCTATGATATTATGCACTGCATCAATAAAGCATGTTATTCCCCACGGGGTTTCAGAACAATAGAGCATTTCTTCAAGCTGTTTTCTAGATACTTTTTTTGCTAGTTCAGTTTGTAACCAAGTTGGAATCGGATTTAATTTATCATAATCAACGAGAGGAATAACGATATCCATAGTTCTTATATAACCATCTGTCAAGATATCAACTTCCGCTTCGTTCTGCGCTAATCCTTTTTTGTTCTTGGCGATCTTAAGAACAGTATCACGCCCGTTATCAGGTATGATGAATGCAACACGGCTAGACCCTATTCCTAATCTACGTACACGAGCTAACGCATATTCTAAACGGCTCTTGAAAGATTTATCATGTCCAAATGCAGATGGATCCCAATCCGGAGGCAAAGCCATTTCATCGATTGTTGTGTTTGTTCCCTCATCAGAAATTATATCTAACAAGTCTGCCAAGGACATAGTCTCTACTATTTCGTACTGATATTTCTTATACTCTTCCGGAGGCATTGTTGAAATGATCATTCCATTGTCTAGCACTGCGTCCCCGTGCACAATTAGTTTAGGCTTTCTTCCCCAGAAACGAATAGTAGCATTATGTGGTTTGATGCGTGATAGTTCTTGTCCTACGTAGGCATAGCAAGTATTTTTGTCACCTGTCACACCATTAAGGTATCCATTTACCATTTTTCTTATGGCATTTTCTAGACTGGTGTTACCTTCAGTTATAAACTCTGCTGCCCTCATAGTGATCGACCCCAGCGAGTATTCACGACATTCCAGTTGATGATCTTCCAAATCTCTGTGAGATATTTCTTCTTATCACTGCCGTAGTCAAGTACCCATGCATGTTCCCACCAGTCAACTAGTAGCAATATATCATCTCGTACTTCATGATTCTTGATTGTCTTGATTTTTCCATCATATGCCAAGTATACCCAACCTGATCCTTGAATCTTCATTGCTATATCTTCAAACTCATCTTTGAAATTTTCATAACTTTTATAATGCTTATTGACAAAGCCAAACATCGGACCGTTGGGTTTGTTATTGTTTCTTACTTCTCTGAATTGAGGAAACCACATATTGTGAAGGAAGGCCCCTGCATAATTAAATTCAGGATCACCTTCTTTATCATTGTAACGCTGTGCATAACCTTTAGCTAATTTGTTATAATGAAGGTCTAAGGTTTCTTTTCCCATAACGGGAGAAACTTCACGCTCGGTGAAGTTAAGGGGAATGATTTCTATGTCCCTTGGTTTTGATTTTTCTTCAAGAAGTGTGATATATTCTCTCATAAGATTATTTATCACAAAAATGAACTACTTACGTCGAACGATTCTTCCTCGGGTCAAGTCATATGGACTCATTTCGAGTTCGACTTTATCTCCCATCAAGATGCGAATCTCATGTTGTCGCATCTTACCTGATATATAACTCAATACAGTTAGGTTGTTATCAATCAACCTAACTCTAAAAGTTGCGTTAGGTAGGACATCGATAACCTCTCCGTCTACCTTAATAGTATTTTCTTTAGACATGCGTAATTTCTTGATTCATCATTTTTTAAGTAAATCCCAAATCTTTTCTTTTTCAATAATTTCTTTTTCTAGTTCGCGGTAACGATCACCTAGAGCTTTTAGTTCATCCCATCTCTGCTCTAGATCAGCATTAGGTCGCATGATAGCCAATCGTTCTTCGATCTTGTCGAGACGACTAGACAAGCTTACACCCTGGATCTTAACATCACCTTCAAATTCAGCATCGCCTGCTACTTTAAAGGTTTGGGATCCGGTTGAAGTATTAAAGGTATATCCACCATTGTTAACCATATTGCTCCAGGCAATATTTCCGGTTCCATATGACCCAGTAGTCCAAGTTGTAGTAATAGGAGTGCTCATGTGTTTGCTTTCTTCAGATAGAGTTGACCATCTTCTCCTACGTTGATTTCAAGATCATCTCCTTCTTTCCATCCCATCTTTTTGAGTACCGGAATTGGAATAGGAATTATGAGGTCACCGGAATCAGGATCTTCCTGAGTGATAACCTCATATCTAACACTGTTAACGGAGTTGTCAGTCATATATTATTTAATTGCATTTACACAAGTCAAACTTTTTACCAGGCTCGGCATGACCAGTATCTTGCTTTCCAGCGTGGGCCTGGATTCTCGCAGTGATGGCGAGCGCGGAAGGACTTACGATGTGAAGGACTTGTCTTCTTGATACGCATATTCTTATCACCGAAGTTTACCTTCACGACCTTACCGTTTGGCTTACGTACATAAACCTTTGATTTCTTGACATCGCCTTTCATTGGCTTACCAAGAGGAACTTTACGACCGTGATATTCTGCTTCATATACAGGATCGACAGGTGTACTGCGAATGTTATACTCGCGGCTATATTTAATTTCATCAATCATGCGATCAATGATCAAATCAAAATCATCATCGAAGTGAAGTTCATAATCATGTGCTATGCCTTCAAACATTTTTTGCAATTCATCTTGGATATCTTCACCATGATCACCATTGATGCCATCGTAAATCATCTTATATGGATCATCGCAAATCAATAACTCATCAAAAAAATCATCCGATGTAGAATCATCGATTGATTCTCTCATATTTGAGTCTATATGATCATATTCGCCGTTTTCTAGAGCTTCAATAACTTGACGAGTCCAAATGCTGATATCAGAGGATCCGATTTCCTCTAGGTCACCAAGGCTGCTTGCTCTATCATCAATGGCTGCATCAACTCTAGCCATACCATATCGTGCTAGGATCGCAGGATACTGTCTAGTGATTCTGTGATAAATCATATTTGCAACAGCCTCACTTGTACTTTCATTTAGCATAGAACCATGCATTGATTCCTCGGCATGTGCTAAAAAATTTACATGGTCATATTCACCATGTTCTAATCCTTCAATTAACTCTTCAATCCAATTAATAATATCAGTAGGATGAATTGATGTACGATCTCCGTACTTTTTTGCTATAGCTTGAATCGCCACTATTACTTGTTTACCATACTCTTCTATTAGCTCAGGATAATCGCGTATAATCACAGCCGAAATAACATCCATGATATACTGAGTCACACCTTCATTTAGTATAGATTCAGTTAGGTCTTCTGATTCAGTAAGCATGCCGTTATAGTTCAAAAACTGCAAAGCCTGTTCATCAAGATGAATAATCACGCCGCCGTCTTCAGTCAATCCTACGACACCGCTTTCAATAACAAAGTGCTCATTCAGTTCTATATCAAAACTGTCATGTAGGCAAATCTTATCATTGGTATCATTACGAGATTCTAGTTCTCTGATACGCTTATAAATATCTCTAGTGTCGTCCATCTGGTAATCTCCGAATATGTACTTATTTATCTTTATGTAGCTGTTTAATCATTGATTCAGCACGCCGGAGACCATGTATAACCTTATCTAAACTATCTTCATCTGCTTGATACTTAATCGCAATTCCACCTGCATTATTCCAAGCACGAACATTTACTCCATAATCATCTATTAGTATGTTTGGAGTACCATCAGGTTGTACTGCATACTTATATTTTTCATGATCAAATATAACTTGATCCGGAGTGACATTGATATTGTTTGCTAACCATTCACGCTTGCCTTTGATACTTCCTTCTCTATCGAAGCTCAACGGGCTACTAAGAATATTGTAACCACCTGCAAAGCTTTTGACAATACGAAGCAGTCTGTTTGCAGTAGGAAATGGTTTTATATCACGAAATAGATGATAGGCATCTGAATCCTTGAAGAATGCTTCCCACTGAGCCTGTGTCATATGTTTATAGTGTTCTACGTCATGCAGTTCAGCAGCATAGTTGTATAGATCAGCAAGGACTCCATCCATGTCAACATAGACAACAGGTTTGCGGGCACGTACTTTGCTCTCTAAGAGTTCTTGAATCTTCATGACATAGTATTTATTATTTAACTAAATAATAGTAACACATCAGGGGGCGATAGTCAATATAATTATGCAACATACTTATAAAACCATTTTCATTTCAGATGTACACCTAGGAACAAAGGATTGCAAGGCAGATTTGCTGAACAATTTTTTAAAACATAATACCTGCGAGACCTTGTATCTCGTGGGTGATATAATCGATGCATGGAAAATACAACAAAATAAATTGAAGTGGAAGCAATCTCATACCAATGTTGTGCGTAGTATTTTAGGACATTCTAAACGGGACACAAATGTGATCTATGTCGCGGGAAACCATGATGAGTTTCTGAGACCGATGATTCCTTATGCTGCAAATTTTGGTAGAATAAAGATTTGCAATATGGATACCCACTTAGGCGTTGATGGTAAAAGGTACCTAGTAGTCCACGGTGATCTGTTTGACGGTATCACTAGACTCGCACCCTGGATTAGCTTTTTAGGAGATAAGGCTTACGATGTCATCCTATCTGTGAATAGTAGATTCAATTGGATCAGGCACCGATTGGGGTTTGGTTATTGGTCACTATCAAAGTTTTTGAAACGTCGGGTCAAAAAAGCTATAGATTTTATTTTTATGTTTGAGCAGAATATTTCTGCTTACTGTAAGCGCAAAGGATATGATGGTGTGATTTGCGGTCATATCCATTGTGCTGAAATAAAAGAGATCAACGGAGTCACCTATATGAACGATGGTGACTGGGTTGAGTCATGCACTGCGCTTGTTGAGCATCATGACGGACGATGGGAAATCGTCATTTGGCAGGAGATTACAAATGAAAGTTAAAACACTAATACATGAAATGTATAGAGCAATTGCTCAAAAGGACAAAGAAGCCGAGAAAGAGCTATGGCTAAAAGCCTTAAAAAAGTCCTTGAAGCACAAGAAGACTCACGCGATCACTTAGGTTTTTTGGTAGGGATATAATCCTTACCCGGAATAGGTGTTCTATCGGGGATGATATGAGAAGAATTTATCATATCATCCCCAAACTTGATGGTCATATAAGACATGATCTTTTCATCTGAATCTAAAAATCCCAAGATCATATAATTATTAAAAGTAAACTTGTGCTTGATGATGGGCTTTATAGACGTATCTGCTAGGATGTCTTCAAAATCATTAGACTCTCTGTGGAACCAATAGTATTTCATTTTTTCCAGACCATGAATGCAAAATAATCTTTGTCAGATTCAAAATAAAATGTATAACCATTAGTACTATCACCGAACTTCCATTCGGATTGGCAGTTCTTCTCACACCATTCTACTATGGTGTCTAGTTCTCCGAACGGAAAAGATAGCTCAATCTTATACGCGGTCGATATATCTATTGACATTGATGCCACTTATGCGAAGAAAATTCAAACCGTCATCGCTTCGGTATGTATCTCTATAATACACCGTAGAAATACCAGCTTGATAAATCAACTTTGCACAGTCAAGGCAAGGAGAATGAGTACAAAACAAAGTAGCACCTTGTGATGATTCAGTCGAACGAGATACCTTAGCGATGGCATTAGTTTCAGCATGAAGAACTTCTGGTCTAGTCTTCAATGACCCATCTTCAAGTACAATTTCACAATTGTTTTCCCAATCAGTTGGCATACCATTCCATCCATATGATAGAATCGTATTTTCTTTCACAATTACGCTACCGACCTGGAGTCGTTTGGCGTAGGACATCTTGCTTATTCGTTCAGCGATGTCCATATATAGTGCTATATATTTAGGCTTCATTCTCTATACCTTTGTTTAGTCCCAGAGTGCACGATAATACTTACCGAACAAATCCAATCCTTCTTGAATACGCTGTTCATGCAGTTGGTGTCCGTCACTATCATACCAGTGTTCGCCTGGGTTTAGATCGATCAGTCTGTAGGTAGTTTCTGTCTTACCGGTAGTAGAATTAGTATAATTCTTTTTAGTATCCTCCCAGCCCATCTTCATCTCACCGTGGTGATACTTATCATCATAGTCTTCTAGTGCTATCTGCTGAAAGGACCAGATCATTTTATCGAGGGTTTCTTCCCACTTATCACATCCCTTCTGAAAAACATCATCCTTATCTTCAAGCATGAAATCAAACACGGTTTGTGAATGATAATCCTGAGCGGTATCATTCACAAAATCTGAAGGAACACCGTGCTTAGTGTGCTTAAGCTGGATAAGTGCCGGAAGAATAATGAGCGCAAGGGTGTGGTCAAGGCTCCAGGTATCAAATTTGTCAATTTGAACATCAATCTTTCTACCATCAGATTTCTTCAGATAACTCCCGATATTAACTTTCATTTTTGAATTAGCTTCTTGATTTTTCCGTTAATGATCCAAAAATTATCAGCGTCAGTTTCAGTTGGAAACATCACTAGTGCTAGATTAATCTTCTTGTTTTCAAACAAGCTCTTAGGAAGTTCCGCAAGTGATGGGGCTTGACACAGAAATCTATCTGTGTCCTTTTCATAAAGGTAATAATTGTTCTCTACACACTCTGCAATGCAAACAGGAATAGCTGCTTTGGCTTGCAAGTCCTTGAATGCATTATCTACAACAAGTGCTTTATACTTAGCTTCACCCGCATAATATCCAAATGCGAAAAAGAAAACAACAGAGACGATATAAAACAACATGACCTATCTTTCTTTGATATTTATGATACTATAGAAACTAACCCATACTTGCAAGATAAATGGGAATATTAAACGTCAAGAAATTTTAGTTGAAACACCGATGCTTGTGGATCATGTCCTAGGTAACCCCTGGGATTACATACAACACGAGTCTGTCCCATCATATTAGCTCAAATGCATAAATGTCATAATAGCCCACTCTCCGTCAAGATAGTGGCTAAACTCGGGAAGAAGTCGCTGCATTTCCTGTACAGCACCTAACCGGATATCGGTTAATTTAGACATGTCAACAGTAATAAAGGTATCCTTAATTTCGCTCCAGCGCAAGTCACCGCTGTCAAACAGAATCTTGCCGATGACCATGTAGTCACCTCCCATACCATCCATGATAATATCAAGCTGTTCATTTTCTTCTACGGTTTCGTAAAGATCACCTTCACCATACAAGGCTTCCGACAACTCATCATCGTATGAGTTTATGCGCTTTCCGTAAACAGTGTAGTAGTGCGTATTGATACCCATGTTTAGTACTTTCTTAGATATTATACTTTATAGCACTAAACAGTAAGATTGTCAATAGAAAAAATAAATAAGTGTGAGTCACGGGACTCGCACTCCCCACCCACTCTAATACTGTTAAGGAGTATCAGCATGACTATTTATTTGTACAAGAAGACCCACAACAAAACCGGCTTACAATATCTTGGTAAGACCGAAAAAGATCCATACACCTATTGTGGTTCTGGTACTCGCTGGTTAACCCATCTTGATAAACACGGCACTGACTTAACTACAGAAATTATCAAAGAATGTGCTACTAAAGAAGAAATGACTTACTGGGGGTCCTATTATAGCGAACTATGGAATATCGTAGAGAGTGATGAATGGGCTAACCTAAGACCAGAAACCGGAGACGGGGGAGACACGAGCAAAACAGAAAACTATAAGAAGTGGATTCCTCGTATGGTTGAGGAAAATAAACTACGCAGATGGTGGAACAATGGTGCCGATCAAGTCTTTGAACAATTTCCCCCGGATGACAGTTATGTTCCGGGTAGATTGCAGTTCAACAATCTCGGCGCACAGATAGGAACAGACAGACAACGAGGAAAGGTTTGGATAAACAACGGAAAGCACGAAATGATGGTTCATGGTACTGACTTCCCTGTCGGATATACATTAGGAAGATTGCCGTCAGCCAAGAAGAACAAGCCCAACTTACACTCTGCTGGTACGAAGTGGTGGAACAACGGAATCAAATCTACGATGGCAAGAGAATGCCCCGGACCCGAATGGACCCGAAGCAGACTTTAATCCCTTGACCAATTAACCCCATCAAACTTGGCGGGCATATTATCCAAATCAATAAATCGTAGCTTGAAGTTAGCTGCGTTCGGATCGTGTCCTACATAACCCCTGGGATTACAAGCAACGAATGTCTCTCCCATATAATAGCTATGTGGGTCGTGCATGTGGCCCAAAGTCCAAAGGACGATCTGAGGGCGGGCTAGAATGAATTCTGTGAGATCGCTATAGTAGCCCCCGTTCGTGTAGTGATCAGCTTTGTAACGCTCGTGTACGCTCAAGGCCGATGGAGCATGGTGCCCTACAACGACATACTTCTTAGAAGGATCACTGTCTACAATCTTCTGAATATAGGACAGGGTTGCAACATGCTCTATAACAGTGTCTACGGGTAAGAACCTACGATAACCTCGCTGGCTATTACGCACCAACCGAAAGTCATTCATCATGCCCTGAATCATTTGCATCGTGGTAGGATCAGACTTGTGCATATCTGTCCAGAGTGTACCACCAACAAAAGTGATACCCTCAATTTCCACATGGTCCTTATCAAGGAAATGAATGTTGGAATAATTTTGCATTTCATCACGGATCCATTTATATGCATCAGGATATCGACCGTGATAGAACTCATGGTTCCCTGCAACATAAACCACATGATCGTATTCCTGATTCACATGGTGGAAGAACTCACGGAATCTAACAGCAGCACCCTGATTACGACCCATCTTCATCGCATCAGCAGGAACAGGCTTGTCAATGGGATGATCATATAGCGAATAAGCAGTAACGATATCTCCAGACAGGATTAGAACCCGTGCCCCTTCAGTGTTAGGGAGGGTGATTGTATTGAACTCCAGATGGAGATCACTTGCTAATGCAATTTTCATTTTAATACTCCAATGTCAAAATTATCCCCGGCGCATCCTTGAGATTTCTTCTGCTTGCTTCTTGTTGATCACCGGAACTGCATTGCTCTTGTGCATGGTAGCAATACCGGTAATCAGCGTACCAGTATACTTATTCTCTTCCTTCTTGAAACCGTTGCCGATCTTATTCGACACAGGAATATTCCTACGGTCCTCATAGACGAACTGAGATTCCTCTACTACACGCTTCTTAGTCTTACGAGCTTGGATCTGATCAGGATGAAGGCCCTGCTTGCGCAACCAAGCATCATGTTCAGCATTTGCTCGACGTTGCGGTGCAGTCAGTTTCTTCTTGATCTTACCCTGATTGATTGTACTCACGAATACAGGTGCAAGGTGCATGGACATGAATTAATCCTTTTGTAGTACTTCTTGAGAATGTTTGCAAGTCTTACGGAACTGAAAGCCGGAGCAAGTGCAAGTCGCCCTACCGTTTTCCTTAGTGACGGTGTAGATGTTACCCTTTGAACCCTGAACAGTGATAGTCACCTTTTCAGACTTCACCGGCTTGTTGTAATTCACCGACTGATTGTTGACTTCTACGATGCGATGACGCTGAATGCGGCGAAATTTAGGGAAGCTAGAGTCATCATTGGTCAGACCAATCTCATCATGATCGAACCACTTCTCATGCACGATGGTGCCGGTATACGTATTAAACTCGTTGATCACACCCGGAACATACCGATCGCGCACATCCGCAAGCGGGCTACGAACTTTGATAGTGACCGTGTTGCCAACTTTGAGCAGATCCATAAAAGCCTCATATCAAGAATGTAGTATCACTATAAACTCGATATGAGGCTTTGTCAAGCACTAATTTCCGGATTTAAATCCGGCAACCTTGCCTTTTAGTTGGAAGAACGGGTAGAAGTAGTACCTACAAAGAGTGAGTTACACAGAATCAAAATACCCCAAGCTTGGAACCAGGTGATTTGATTGATTCCTGGAATAGCAACAACAAGACAGCTATTCCAAAGCCACATCACTGGTAGACTAGAGATAAGACCGATAACAATTGCAATGATGATGCCACCGAAGAAAGCACCAAACATCTTGATAAAGTTTTCCATTTTAGTTTCCTTACTGTTAAGTTGAAAGTTTTGCATAATCCTGCCGGAATTCATTACGTAATATGGTGTTCAATGAGCATCTTACAAGCAGTATTCTCATCAGGCCAGAAGTGCTTGCATTCACCGTCGACCTGATATTTCTGATACTCAACCAGAACTTCATCAATGTTACCGTAACGCTCCTTCGCCATCTTGTTGACGAGGTGCATTGCGCGGTCAATAGTCATGATCAACCCCAATCCTTAAAGTCACCGTATGCTTCGTTATATTCGTAACCTGCATTGTAGGCTTCGATTTCCTCAGGAGTCATCTGCTCCCGCTCAACCTTGTCAGACGACCAAGTCGCACCAACAAAGTAGTGAGGATTGAAGCCCCGACGATAGTAGCTGTCGGCAGAACCGCGATCATAGGGACCACCGTGACGCTTATCATACTCTGACATTGTGCAATCTCCGTTTTCTCAGCTTATGATTTATAATAGCGGAACGGGTTTCCGAAGTCAACCACTTTTTTCCAAAAAGCTAAACTTTTTCAGTCTCGCTTAGTCACTACCCTATCGATCAGTCCATAAGCCAGTGCATCCTGAGCAGACATAAAATAATCTCGTTCCATGTCTGTTGACAGTTGGTCAAAAGTCTTACCTGCTGAATTATGCTGTACATAAATTTCAGTCAGGGCCCTCTTCATAGCTAGGATTTCCTTGACTTGAATTTCCATGTCAGTAGCCTGACCGCGCGCACCGCCTGAGGGTTGATGAATCATATGACGAGCATGAGGAAGCATGAGACGCTTGCCCGGAGCCCCGGCTTGTGCAAGAAGCGAACCCATTGAACATGCCTGGCCCATCACGATAGTAGAAACGTCAGGCTTGATAAACTGCATGGTATCATAGATAGCCATGCCAGCAGTGACAGAACCACCGGGGCTATTGATGTAGAGAGAAATATCTTGTGCTGGATCTTCCGATTCGAGATACAGAAGTTGCGCAACAATCAGGTTAGCCATCTGATCATGTACCTCACCCTCAAGCAAGATAACACGATCCCGAAGCAGACGACTATAGATATCATAGCTGCGTTCGCCGCGGCTGGTCTGTTCGAGTACAATAGGGACTAGGCTCATGTAATATCCTTTTTAATGATATACAGATATTACATTAGTTATATGTATCATACAACAACTTCGGTAACCTATTTTCTTAATTCGCGTCCTACGTTTCCTATTTGACGAGGCTTTTTTTCTATTGCTTTTTCTCTACCCAAAGCAATATCATTTGCGTTCTTTGCAAATTCTTTTTTACTAGGAGCCCGCTTGGTTCTGTGTTCACCCGGTTCCTCATCATCGACTGGCTTACCTTCACCGCGATCAATCTTGAATGTAAAGTTACCTTTGATGCCGGTGCTATAATATGTCTTTGATGCTGAAAGATATACGCCCTTGATGCTGTTACCCGGATACACTGTTTCGAACTCGCTCAGCGTCCATGTATCTTTTCCTTGCTTAGCCTTAGTGTATACCTGCAACAATGCTCCGTTGTTTAGAATAGCCGCAGCAGCCTTGCTAAAGGATGTATTATCATTCACTGTTTTTGCTACCTTGTGTGCGATGGCAGCAATCAGATGAAAATAAAGATTGACCCTTTCTGGGTTTTCTACTTTTCTACTTTTAGCTATCTTCACAAGATTATTACTTAAACCTAGATCATCTAATGAATCAAACTTTACCGGGGAAGCATTCTTTAAGTCTTTAATCTCTGCTGCATCAGTATCATCAATGATTTTATACTTCACACCTAATCCTAGAGGAGCACCTGCTTGACCTAATGCTACGATCTCTCTAAGAAGCTCTACGACTTCAGGATATTCCTTGAGGATTTTTGTTCCGTTAGGAGTATGCATTAGTTCATCTACATTATTGATTAGATTTTTAGTGCTAGCAGACGCTCCGGTTCCTCCCTTGCTACTGACTTTTATATATTTTCCATTCTTTTTATTCATCGTACTATCACTGAGACCAGCAGTTTTACTAAAGTCAAATGAGATCAACGTGTCTTCAAAGTCACCATCTAGAAAAAGATCAGCAGCTTCTTCAGCATTACCGGTATACTGTCCTTGTTGCAATGCGATAGGTTGTAGTATCTCACAGAAATAATCTCTGAATGCAGTGAAGCTTACTCCAGAAGGTGCAGGAAAGGTCATTGGAAGTGGTTCCCCGGCTGCTAACATATATGCCACCTTATACAAGGGATGTGAAGTTCCTAGACTCTCTGATAATTGCTTGACGATTTCATTCGCGGTCAGGTCTGATTTATTTTTGAGAAGTTCTTGAGGAGTCAACCCTGCTTGAGTCTTGGCTGCTGCATTGCTAGCTAGCTTATACGGACCTACCTGATTAGGTACATAATTGGAAAGAAAGTCTGCTTTGATGCTTTCTAGATATCTACCAAAATACAAAGGACCATTTTTTCCTGTGAATGTCGCTATAGCAAATCCACCGGTTCGTGAAGACCTGTCATTCATCCACTGAATATCATCAGCGTTTACGTTTGCTAATGCTTGATCAAGTTCTTTGCTAGAGAGTTTTCCACCACCGTCCGGTACAAAACTGATATTGTCAAAGATAAGCTCATCACCATCCGGACTACGAAAAACATCTCCCTGTTTTCTACCAGCTAGTCCTGTACTCTCATTAATAAATTCTAGTTTGTCAATAATATCGCGCATATAAGTATTTATTCTTTGGGTATATGATTATATAAATACAATCAGTAATATAAAAATACAGGAGAAAATTATGGAATTCGTATTATTCATGACAGCATTGCTTGTTGGTTGGCTAGCATATAACCTCTACCGTGCTATTAGCAAGCCTACACAGGTTGCTATTCCGGAAGTCAATCCTGCTCCGGCTGAACCAGTACCAGCGGCTATTGCTGAAGAAGTCAAACCTGATGTTGTAGTAGAAGATAAGGTAGAGGCTATACCAGAAGTAGAAGTTGTTGAGCCTAAGCCAAAAAGAACTACTAAGCTTAAAACGGCTACCACAGCTAAGACTGAAGCAACTAAGCCTAGAACAACAAAAGCTAAAAAGACTGAAGAAGTCACAACAGAAGTTGCAGTAAAGGTAAAGGTTCCTAGAAAGCCTAATATCAAGATTGCAAAGTAAATCACTAAACAATGCAGGAAATAGGGTTTGATATCTTAAGCGATTTGAATCTATCACCCGATGATAGCTTTAACTGGCAAAATAAAGCGTCTAGCTTATATTGCATCGTATCTGGAAATATCAGTTCTGATATTAGAACTTTAATGCAGACATTAGCACACCTCGGTACCTGTTATCAAGGTGTGTTTTTTGTTCCTGGAACCCTAGAATATCAAACTGCTACTGATATTCAATCTAGGACAGAGGAACTAATGAATATGTCGCTTCATATTCCGAATGTTTGTATGCTACATCATCATGTAGCAATGATCGACGGAATAGCTATCATCGGAGCGAATGGTTGGAATAACGCTGATACTAAAAACTTAACATTAGAAACTTTAATGGAAGCAGCATCCCGGGAGGATGATACTCTATATCTGTTTAAGTCAATACAAAAACTTCAAAAGCATTTAGATATCAAGAAAATTGTAGTCGTTACGAACGCTGTACCTAATGAAGATTTATATTTTAAAGAAGTTCCTGTTATAACGGAGTCCCAAACACCCCTTCATGTTGTACTGGAAGCAGATACTGAACACAAAGTTTCACATTGGGTGTTTGGGACTTATGACAAGATCGTTGATAGTTATTCGAACAATGTGAATTATATCAACAACCCTCGACCCAATAAACAACCTTATTGGGCTAAACGAATCACACTGTTAGTCTGATTCTGCTTCGACCTTGATTTGCAAAGGGTAACCTTGTGCACGTGCATCAAGCGTAACTTCAATTCCCTTTTGTTCTGCAATCTCATAAGGTAGAACGGCAACGACTGCACTTCCCTTATCATGCACATCAGTCGTAATCTGCATTGCAGTGTCTGGGTTATAATTGAAATATTCACACAGACTGTTGATGACAAACTCCATTGAAGTGTGGTCATCATTCATGTAAATGACCTTGAACAACGGAGGTTCCTTGAGTGCAACATTAGGGCTGATCTTAGTCTTGGGTTCTGCATTTGCCATTTTAATTTTCCTTTAACAAATGCTTGCAGCCACAATGACTGCAAGCACGATATAACTACTTCTATTATTTATTGTAGGAAATAGCAATAGTTTTGGGCTTCTGTTCCTCAGGAACTTGACGCTCAAGTTCAATCGTGAGGATACCATTCTCAGACTTAGCACCTGTCACTTCGACATGCTCAGCAAGGGTAAATGAGCGATGGAAGCTGCGGGCTGAAATACCACGGTGTAAGTATTCAATTGGCTTTTCTAGCTCATCAAGGGATTGTGATTGCTCACCCTTGATAGTGAGAAGGTTCTTTTCTACCGTGATAGAAATGTCCCCGTCATTGAAGCCAGCCACAGCAAGCTCAATGGCGAAATGATCGTCATCATATTTGACTACATTGTATGGGGGATAGTTTGTTCCGTTTGCTTGTTGCTGTGCAGTGACTCGCATTAGCTCATCAAAGACATTATCAAATCCAACTGCAAACTTATGAATCGACGGAATGTCGAGGGAACGAAGGGTTAGTTCTCTAGTCATGTTTTATCTCCTTTGTTAAGCAAGACTATTTGGTGATCCCGATATCGGCTATCACAACAATATTTATACTACTACAATTTCGTAAAAAAATATAATATTTAGGGTAAAAGTATAAATAGTGCGGAACAAGATTATAAAAAATCATGCGCTAAATGACCCGTGCCGCCGAGAAATGCTCTTGAAGCGCCGCCGAGGTGAAAATCATTTTAGCAAGAAACCTGGATACGAATCCAAAACTAAAGGCTCTAGTCATCCCAACTATGACCATAATCTATATACCTTTATTAACAAACATACCAATGAAATAATTTGCGCTACTCAACGTGATATGTTGGTTCGCCTACACCAAAAACACCGATCAAGTAACATGAGTATGCTTATTAGCGGTAAACGGAAGTCATTCTTCGGTTGGAAGATACTTAGCCACTAATAAGTTAGGATCACTGACATGGTCAACGGTAATTACTAACTCCGAAACACCCTGTTCCTTATACTTACGAACATGGAACATCGCGGGCATTAACACTCGCTCAATCTCAGTATGAAGACCGCGAGCACCAGTGCGTAAGTCTAGACAATTTTGTGCGATCTTTTTAATAGCTTCAGGAGTAAATGATAGTTTGATATCATCTAAAGAAAAAAGATAGATATATTGATCGATAAAACTATTCTTGATCTCTGTTAGAACCGCAATGAGTTGATTCAGTGTCAGTTCTTCAAGTGCGATAGTAGTAGTAAAGCGCCCGATGAATTCAGGTATCATACCGAATCGAACCAAATCATCCGGAGTAATCTGTTTTAATGTATCTTTTTCTTCTCTAGCTTTTCCTATAGCACCGAAACCTATGGAAGTTCCTTGTGTTCTAGACTTAACAATATTTTCAATACCTACAAATGCACCACCTGCAATGAACAGAATATTTTTAGTATCAACTTCGATAGTTTCACCTTGCGGATGTTTGCGTTTGCCGACCGGGCTTATACGACACTTCGTACCTTCAACTAGCTTGAGCAATGCCTGTTGCACTCCTTCACCACTAACATCACGGGTAATACTTGCA